GAGCTATACGCCGCAGCGGCTCGATCCGAGCGGTCGGAGCGTAGCGGGCGTGTCAAATACCTGTCAAAGACATTTGCATAAGTGCTGGTCAGAGCGGTGTTTCTTCTCATTTATCCTTACCCCATCCCGTGCCTTTGAAGATTGCCGGGATTGCCATGAAGACTTTCTCCATCAAGACTCCACAGCATTTCTCGGTCGATACTTCATCAAATCCGAGCCTTATTTCGACGGTTCGATTGCAGCTCTGACATCTGAAATCATGAATCGGCATCATCGGCCCATCGTTCAACGCCCAAGGCCCCACAGCCTAGACATTTGACCACTGAGACCCCATGTGGCAGATTCTCGAATTCGTTGATCAGCTCATGATCCATCGAAGCTTTACAGATCCGACACTTAAATTGCAGAATGTTCGCCATAGCTACTCCTTAAGAAGTTTTCCATCGGATGAAGATCGCTTTGATTGATCCACCATGATCCGTCCGATCTTTGGGCTTGGGGACGTCTAGCGATGGCAATCGGTATCCATCCGACGACGTAATACATCGGCGATGTACCAGTAACCAATACGGCGACGTCTTCTTTACGATCACGCTCTGAAAGTATCAAATGGCCGTCTTTCCACTTCGTCCACTTCACTTCGATGTTGGTCCCGATGTCAGCTTGTCGCTTGAATCCGTCCAAAGTCGGTGCGAAGTCGGGGATTCTGAAATATCGGGCCACAGCCATTTCGGCTCCAACAGCTTCGGCGTCCCTTGCGATGTTTTCGTGAAAGCTAACAACTTGCTTCGTGTTGAAGCTTTGATTCCCGCTCATCGCCCGGTAGAGACCGATCCGGTGAGCTTCAATCTGCTCATCCTGTGTCAATATGATTCTGATCATTTTGCCCCCGGCTTGCATTTGTAGCAAAACCAAAGATAAGGATCTCCGACGCCATCATTCACGTCTTGCTTTGATTGACAACCGTCGCAAAATTGCCATCGACTCACAATTTCGTCATCATCGTCCGTAATTGTAATAAGCTCGCCGTTTGGCTTGTAGAAATAAATCGTCATCTTTGTGGTTCCCATTTTCCATCTGATCGTAAGACGTACCACATCGGCGGACATGCAGCGGTCTTTGATTTTTCCGGACACATATATCCGAGATACGGCTCACCGTTTTTCTTCGTACCTTCGCGCTTGACTCTGTGACCGTGTAGGCACAGCGGAGCTTCTTTGACCATCTCGCCGCCTAGTTGATCGGCGATCGTGTCCATAGCTTGATCGATCGTAATCGGATCTCTGACGACCCAAGGATCGGGCTCGATCTTCGGTGCAACCTTTTCCATGTCTTGACGTGTTGGACGTGCCAACGGCAATCCTTCGGCTGCCGGAATGACAAGATTCAAAGCTCTTCCAATGGCCGAAGATGATGCGTTTTCCAAGAACCATTTGTCAGATACCGGAGACTTTCCACGCCATTCCAAAGCGAGATCGATGCCAGCCGGGACGTGATCTTCATGCTCACGATAGACGCGGGCTTCCATCAAGACGTAGCCTTTCTCCATGTTGAAATCGATGACATGTGCCTCGATTCGACCGGACGGCCAAAGCTCTTTGAAACGCTCGATCCTTGATGCCACATCTTCGTATTCGTCGAGATTGAATCCCATTACATGCCCCCGATTGTTAGTTGTTGCCCCGGCCGATTGACCTTGGCATATTCGATTTGTTGTTGGATTGTCCAAGTTGAGCCATCATGCCACTTTGAATTTTCCTCGATGCAGCTGTGGCAATAAGACCGGACGATTGGTGTGACCGGATGTGTCTCCGATGTAATTGTGACCATCGCTTGACGCATGGCTTTTGGATGCCATGTCCACTTCCCATTTTGGTCTTTGATCTGACCCCAAGCGTCTTTGCATGTATCGCAGAAAACGCCGCTCTTTGCTCTAGCGGTTGGCATGTGTAAGGTTTTCGTAGAATTTGCGAACAGCTTTTCGGCCTTCGATGTAACCGGCTCGATGTCCATCCCTAACGCCTAAGCTGTAGAAAATCACCGCTGATGAAAACGCGATGAGTAGTGCCCAACCAATTTCAATGTCTGTCATTTTATAGCTCCCGTTGGGGGATACGTTCGATCTCCCGTGTATTACGATCCCCGCTAAGAGCTACGGTGTCAAGATTCCCGCGTGTCTTTGGGCGTGTCTTCCCCGGCTTTGGGCTTATCTTTCAACCCGTTGGATGCCAATACGGAGCCCAGTGCCCCGGTTAAGAAAATGGTCAAAGTTGAAAGTAGTTCGATAAAAGCTCGATCGTTGGGAGCTTGATCACCGAGCGGCTGTGTCACGAAGATCAGCGCGTATAACATCCCGGCGACTGAAAAGGTAAATGTAAGAGCTAACGCCACGCCAATGAAAACGATGAGCCGGGCTTTGAGCTGCTCATTGGTTAGACGGTTTTGATGACGTGAGCCCATTGAGATTCTCTCCAAAAATGTCTTCGGTGCAGACCCCGGTGGCCTTGCACTGTGGCGGGTTACATTCCGCCTTCTCCCAGTTTTCAAATTCTTGGCATTCGTAGCGGGTCCATCCCTGATAAGAGCAAGACGACAGGGCGAGCGATATTGCCACCGCTAACCCTGCCGCCTTACCTTTCCGAATCACTTCCCCGTTGATCCGAAAGCTTTGTCATTGGGATTCAGCCATCGCAGAATTACCGGCAAGACAGCGGCCGCGCCAGCCCCGGCGATTGCTTTGGGATCGCTGTTCCCGGATAGATAAACAGCGATCGCAGCTGCCAAAAATGAGCGAGCCCATGATGCAGCCATTGGCTTGATTTGATTCATTTTTTGCCTTTCTTTTTGACCGGAGCTGACGGAGCTTCGATCTTTGGATATTCTCCGGCGTAAGCTACGAAGCGCGGACGACCAAAGCCGACCACCTCTTTACCTTTGCCAAAGAATCTCTCTTTGATCATGACCATTCCACCGTTTCGCTGATCTCCGTTGCCGGATGTGTTGCCTTCGATAGTGATCACGCTTTGCGGCTTTACGCCGACAACAATTCCAATGTGTGAAATGCGATCGACTCCGTCATGTGGAAAGTCCATAAAGCAAAGATCGCCGATCTGTGGTTTGTCATCGATCCAACGCGAAAGCTCTTTCATCTTATGAGCTCCGACAGCTGTGGAGACCATTGACGGAATTTTGACTCCTGCTTCATGCATGACCCAATTGACGAAAGAGCCGCACCAAGGCAGCCCGTTCGCCTTTGTGAAAGCTCCGTATTTTGTAAGGTTGTCACCCTCTTCGATTGTGCCGACTTCGCTCAAAGCTACATCGACAGCTTTCGCAGCTGTACCGGTTGGATAAGTCATGACAGCAAGAGTCTCGCTTCGTCTTCGGTGATTCCAAGACGCGTCAAGAGAGCAGATTTTGCAGCTACGCGATCGGCCTCAGCTGTGACATCTAAAGCCTTCAATCGCTTGATCTCATTTTCGATCTCTTTGGCTGTCGGCGCTGTACCTTCGAGCTCATGCCAAACTATTGTCGAATAATCAGATTCCGTAAACCAAAATTCGGCACCTGGGCGAAGAGATTTAATTGCATTAGTTAATTCAATAGGATTCATTATGCACCAATTTCGATTGCGATGATTGAAGATGTGAAACCGCTTGGCTGAATTGTAAGGACTCCGCTATTTGAAGTCGTTCTCAAGCTTGCTTGGGTTTTGTACGTTAAAGCCGAAGTCGAAGATGGAGAATCAACATAAGCAATTGGCGTGATTCCATAGTAAGCGTTAATTGCCGAAACGCCGCTAAGGCTGAATCCGAACGTGATTATGTTGCCCGTCTGATGCGGAGCATAAACGGTGGTTGAATCACGATTCAATCTGAATGCAAAATCCATGCCTGAGTCGCTGCGTGATGATTGCCAGCCTTGAGTTACCAAGACCATGATTCGGCTAGAAGCCGATGATGGAGTAATCGAAACCGAAAGACTAGTATCTGTAAAAGTTGAACTACTGATAGATGTGCTAGTCGCATTTGTAGCGCTGACAACCTGTAAAACTTTACCGCCAGCGGCAGCCCATTTCAATCCGGTCGCAGTTGTCGAATCTGCCGTCAACACTTGCCCATTTGTACCGACAGCCAATCGTGCCGGTGTATCGGCGGCAGTTGCAGCGATCAAATCACCCTTCGCGTCCACGATTGCATTTTGAATCGCATTGGTGTCGTCAGCTGCGACCCAAGTGAAATCAAGATCGGTCCCGGATGCCTTGGACAAGACTTGTCCAGTAGTGCCACCTTTAAGATCGACGAAAGCTGTGTCGATGTCTTGTCCGAGCGTCGCGATCGCTGTCGCGCCATCCTTCAATAGATCCGTCGATTGCGGAATATCCCAGCCAAAATTAGTCGTAGTAGTTGCCATTTATGAGACCACCCCTGTCGCTTCTTCCCATGTAAGTGTATTGGATAAAGTATTCCACGCCTCGGATGCCGACACTTGATTCCAGCGAAGTGTCACGAGCGAGAATTCCGTCGGTGACGCATTGATTGTCAGCGTCGCGTTGCCATAAGTTACCGACCACGTCCAACCTTCGACGAAACCTTCAAAGACCGATCCCATGTTCGACGGTAGATCATCGATGTGGATCGGTTGCCCCATGAAAATGTTTATCAAAGCGTCTCGATCGCTGTCATCGATCTCCGGTGAAGATAGCGGATAAGTAATTGCGCCAAACATGGCGCGGGGATAAGCTCGAAGCGAAAGATAGCGCGAAGCTTGGGCCGTAGCATCAACCGCCTTTTCCAAGGTTGTCTGAACCGATTGTGAAAGCTTGCCATAGATGCTGACCGATGTGGCGTCTGTCGCCGATTCGGTGCCGGACTTCCATTTGACCGAAATGACATTTCGAACGTTTTGCGCTTGAGTGACGGTACGGAGCCCGGCCGCTATGGCTTGATTGGCCGAAAGTACGGTGTAGCCATTGGCCGTCAGATAATCTTGACGATGAGTTGCGTCCGCGTAATTGATACGGCCTTGAGCGTCTTCGTATAGATAGCCAAGTCCGGATGTGGCCAGTGCCGCGCATATTGAATACATGTCCGTTTCACTCGATGACCGAGCTGCGAGCTCATAATCGCCCGGATCAATCGTGCCAAGTCCAGCATTTTCAGCATTGGCCCAAGTGATCGTCGGATCGTAAGTGGCCCATGTTAAAGCTGCCGCGACTTCATTCCAGCTGTTGAGCAATAGATCAGACAAAATCGAAGCGATTTGAACGCCATCCAAGTCTTTGGTCAAGACTCCCTCTGTGAGAGCCTTTGGAAGCCTTGCAAGGGCTCCGAGAGCCGTGATCGATGTCGATGTGACGTAGGTTGTCGATCCGGCATTTCGAAGCTGTTGGGCGACATCTGTGATATTGCCGCCAAAGATAGGGACGAATGTGCCAGCTGAATTCTTAAGCTCGACTGTCAGACCGCTATTGATGCCGAATGTGAAAGTCTCATTGGTCAGCTGCAAAATCTCCATCGAGCAATATCCGGCGACGGGTTGGACATTGATGTCCGAACGTCCGGATGTGATTGATACATTGGCAACGATAAGACCCTCATATTGAGTCCCGTCTATATTGACGCGCCATTCGGGAGACCAAAGCGTCACGGTGTCACCAAAGCTCCCGCGCCTAATGTGCCGCGACCCTGTGAGCCATTGAGAAGACCGATGATCGAGCGGGCTGTACCTTCGGCGTCTCCGGCGACTCCGATGCTCACGTTGTTATTAATGACGACCGGTGCAGCTGTCATTTGTGTTCCCGAAATGTTTCGAGCTAGGTTTTCAGCTGAAAGCGCAAATCCAGTCGCTCCCATAGCTTCTAATTCTGCGTAGCTATAGTTCACATTTTCTTGGGCTGTGCCGGTGTCAACCTGAGTCGATCCGCCACCGGTTCCACCGCCACCACCGCCACCACCGCCGGTTCCACCAGTTCCACCCAAGCCAGCGAACCCGCCCGTAAATGTACCGCCACCGACATCCAGCCCGGTGACTGTTGCCATGCCGCCTTCTTTAGTAGGCACTTCAATTTCAAATTTTCGAATGCTGATCTCCGGAACATCGCCCAAGAATGGAATCGAGTTATAGACGCGGATCATGAGGTTGATGCCGGAGATGACTCCGTTGATGATCTTCATGATCGCTTCGGCAACCGTGCCGATGTATCCGATGACGTTACCAATGACTTCGCCGACAATTTTGAAAGCCCCACCGAGAACCGTGCCGATCACCGGATAAAGCTTTGTGTAAATAAATTCATAAATGGCCATCATGAATTCCATCAATGGCTTGAATTTGTCGATGTTTTCTTGGACGGCTTCTTTTACTGAATCGAAAGCCGATTTCAATCCGTTAATGATTGGGACGACTGTCTTGACGATGCCGGGAATGATGACATCTGAGAACCATCCCCAAAGAGCTTTGATGATTGGAATCAAAGTGGTCCGGAAGAATTCGCCAAGATCGGCAAAGACTGGCCCCATGACCTTTCCAACCTTTTCCGCCACGTTTTGAATGACCGGAATGATGTCGCGAAGAAATACGGTGAGAAGCGGCTGCAAGCCATCGATGACGAATTTTCCGACTGTCTCTTTGGCTTCATTGAACCCGATGGATAGACGAGCCATCTTGCCTTGGAATGTGTCGGCTTGCTTTGTAGCTTGTCCCTCGAATGTACCGGAGAGAGCTGCAAGGGCTCCATCGTAATCTTTGGACTTGATGATGTTTTCATCGATGCCGGCTCCGAGCTTCTTGAGAGCTCCAAAATTGCCATCATGAGCCTTGGCCAAAGCTTCGCTCACCGACGCCAAAGATTTACCGGTTCCCGCGCTGACATCTAGCGCGATGGTCATCAAGTCTTGGGCTTCACCGACGTCTTTGGTACTTCTTACCAATCGATCAAATGCCGGACGAAGCTCATCGTCTGTCTTGCCAATGGCAAGAGATGTTTTCGTGATGTAGCTTTCAACGGCTCCGATTTGTGCATTGGTCGCACCGGTAACGTTTTGTAAAGATGTGGCCAAGCGCAGCTGCGCGGCTTCGTCTTCCATCGCGGCTTTAACGCCATCAATGAGCAGCTTGCCAGCGTAGGCAGCGGCAGCGGCTCCGGCAGCTGCAAAAGCTAGACCGGCCTTCTTGCCAAAATCTGAGACCTTATCGCCAAAGCCTTCGACTTCGCCTTGGGCTCCCTTGACGCCACGCTTGAGCTGATCAAGATCAGCGTCGAACGTTACTTTGACCTTTGGAATTCCGGCCATTAGTCGAGCCCCGCTTTCTTGATCAAGTCTTTCAACATTTCGGTGTATTCACGCGCCACGATTGGGACGTAAAAATCAATAGCCGGACTGATCCAGTAGCCCGATTTATTTCGTGGAGCTCCAAAGCGGTCGGTGTATTTTCGGCCAATTGAATCGATGCCCGGATGAGATCCAAATTCCGATCCGTAGAGTAACGCTCCCGCTGGAGCTGCCGATTGCTTGACGGTCTTTCCATTGGCTCGGCGTTCGCCGCCGTACTTTCGACCGACCTTCTTGACTCCGCCAATATCAACGCGGATCAATCGATCGCGTGGCGTCGCCATAGATTCAGCGACAAGCTTGGCGGTCTTTGTTCGAGATGAATTGGCATACATAAGAAGCTGGCCGGCGAGCCGCTTTGATAGCGGCTGCGCCGACGTGCGAAGCTCCTGTTGAGTTTCTTTTGGTAAAGCTCCGATTAAAGATAGAAGCTGTTTAAACTCGACCGGCTCGACGTCGATCGAGAATGTGCCTCTACCTCTACTCTGCGCCATTCCGTTTCTCCAATATCTCCAAAGCTGTGACGACGTCTTCGGCTGTCTGAAATTCTGATCTCGGCAATCCTGTCGCGATCGCCAAGTTCATCAAAATCCGATTTAGGCTTCCGACGGGGTAGCTTTTGGGACTGAGATTTCGCCGATCTGAATATCGGCCACTGTCTCACTCCACACTTCGAAAGGCTTCACGGGCTTTCCGGCTGCCTCTCTTTTCATCGCGTGATATGCCAAGAAGAGCAGATCGGAGACCCCGATCACTTCTTGAGCTTTCCCGATGGTGTGTCCCGTTTTGTTTTCCCATTTCATCCACTCCGGCGGAGCCGCGACGAATGTCGCGGTCTCCCCTGAGTTGTATTCAATCGTCACTGGCATTCTCATTTTTTGTCTCCCGTTTCTTTAGTTTTTAGCTAAATGTTTCCGTAGGTGTTCCCACGACTGTAAATGATAGCGATACGGTCTGCGCTGATGGTGCAGCACCGCCGACAGATGGAAAGACTGGCATGACGTTAAATGCGAAGACCGCACCGGTCACAGCTGTCAAAGAGACAGCCAAAGTTGTGTTCGGAGCTGTCTCACACGCTGTCCAAAGAGCTTCGCATAATGATCCGCTTGCTCCCCAATCTGCGAGCATTTCGACAGCGAATGTCCACTGATCGTCGATGTGCTTATATGCCTTGCCATCCAGTGTCTGATATGTGTCGATAGTTGGTGAATTTGAAAGTGTCGCGCTAGTTGCCTGTGCGTCGTAAGCTGTGGTCGCAATCGTTAAGGTGAGATCGCGACCGGTGATGATTGTCGTTGCCACTTGTGTCTCCTAGTTTGTCTGAGTGTATTGGGTTGAAATCTCGATTGCAGCTGTGAGGATCTCTGAGCCGCTCGCGAGCGATAAAACCGTCGGAGACGAAATGTTCCCGACTTCATACCCTGACGGCAAAGCCGCCAGAATGGCGATGAGAAGCTTCTCGATATTGTCGAGAGCCGACGCGTTGTCTTGATTGCCCACTCCGATGTGAATGAGCAGATTGACCCGGCAACGCATTCCGGTCTTTGTCAATACGTTGATTTCTAAATAAGGCTCGGACGGCGATACAGCCGCGAAAGGTACGATCGGAGCTGCCGGGACGAAGTCATAAACATTCGCCGCGACTGATGAGATCGCTGACTTGATCGCAGCTCTGATCGATGTCTGAATTGTTGAAGCTGTCATGAGACAAGACTCGAAACGTCGATGAACGGCGTGAGAATTCCAATGACACGGTTTTGGAGTGAGCGGCCCATTCTGTACGGAGTCGGAGCGAAATCGACACCTTCGATCTGACCCCCGGCAGCTGTGACGCTCTGAAAGATTTCAACGGAGACCACCAAAATGGCTGTCTCGACGCTTGCATTGTTTGAGTAAAGATCGACGGCCGAATATCCGGAAAGAGTAGCTGAGCCGGACGGCACTATGTCGCGAAGTGTGACATTCGCATTGGTGATCGCCGCCGTGAAATAGTAATCGCCCGCGCTGACAACTGTGACGGTCGCGCTAAATGGTGCGGGTAGTCCGGCAACGATAACCGACTGACCAGCTACGAAATGATGTTCGCTTTGTGTGTAGAAATAGGCGACATTGGATTCGAGCTTATACGCGACAACAGCTGTCGTATTTGAAACCAGCATTGGGAGAATCGTGAGCTCCGCGCTGTCAATTATATTTTCAAGATATGCGTCCGAATATAGGGACGAGCTCACGCCTAGCACTGACCGCAATTCTGCGACCGTGATGATGTTTGCCATGAGCCCGTCCCTTCATTCTGCTCGGCGAAGTCCGGGAGCGAACCCCGCCGATGATTGGTTTTTTAGGTTATCCCTTATTTACGCCGAATGCGCCGCCAGCGATCTTTGTGGCACATGCTCCGAATGAATAAACTCCGACGGTGATTGATCCGTCCGCTGTTGATTCTGCGCGAAGCTGATACTGAGGTCCCTCGTACCATGTATAGGCATCTGGGTTGATGACCAAGATTGAGTCATCTGTATCGGTTGTCGCGGCTGTGTTCGCTGTGACGTAGAGATCGAGACCTGCAACGCGTCCGCGAAGTGATCCCGGTGTCGCGAGTCCAGGCTGATTCATTGGGTTTGTTACTTCGTTGTAAATTGGACGACCGCTGTCATTGAGTGACATTGTGTTTGCCCATTGTGAAGTATTCATGAGGATATTGCGAGCAAATGGATTTGCAAGACCAGCGGTTGCGCCATAAACGCTTGCAGCACCGCGAGAAATGAATCCGAGAAGCTCGGCAGCTGTTGGATATGTTGTGATGGTTGTGCCGTCAGCTGTTGCGCCAGCGACAAGGATTCCATTCACATAAGTATCCTGAGCCTTAGCCATCGCCGCGACCATATTACGGAGAAGCTCATCATAAAAAAGTGGACTTGTTCTAGTGAGCAATTCGACTGAGAATTTTTGTTGCCCGGCGAACTTCTTGACGTCCACGCTGATGAAAGCTGCATTCTGATCGGTGTTGCTGAATTCGCCATCTTCGGCAGCAACCGCAACTGTTGGAGCAGCTGTGATCTTTGGGATCTCGAATGTCATGCCGGCATCTGGCAACGCACCGCGAGAGATTGCGTCGATTGATGGACGGATTGTTGTTGAGAGACCATTTACGACCTCTGCAAGCTGACGTGTTGGTACGAGACCAGCGTTGTCGGTGGTGTTATCAGCTGCCAAAACGTACTGACGAGCTGTCTCTGATCCCATTGCAGCTTGGATCTTGTTTTCAAGATACTTTGCAGCTGTGATCTCGATGCGTGGTGATGAGTAAGCGACCGGCTTTGCCGATGCTGTTACTGACTGAGCAGCTTCGACCGTCTCGACGGTGTCCGCGCTTGTGACGGTGTTTTCCACTTCGTCTCCTTCTGTTGGTGTAGGTGTGACATCTGCATCGTCGATCGGTGCAGAATCTTCTTCTTCGGTTGTCGCGGCGACTTCGCTCACGCGAGCAGATCGGACAGCCGGTTCGGCGACAAGTGCGACGCCTGTGAGCTCTCCGGACAAGACTTTCATCGTGCCATCTTTAAGCATTTCGTATTCATTGACAGCCAATTCGACCGAGAAGCCATCACGTAATCCTTCGGCTGCCTCGACCAAGGCATCAGACCCGGCGGTTGTCGGAGCGATCTTGAATGCAGCATCGATCGCCATTTCATCAGCTGATAAAGCTACAGATAAAGGCTTTCCGATTCTGCGTGTTCGATCATGCTCTAGGTTGAGCAAAACATCCTTCGGTTCAATTGAACCTTTAGCGAAAATTACTTTTCCAGTCGATGCATTAGCCGGCTCATCGAATGCAACGATGCGGCCGCTAATTGTGCGAGACTCTGAATCTGACGCGGTGATTGTCATCGGTGTCGTGAGTTTCATTTCAGCATTTCCATTTCTTCTCGGATTTCTTCGATTGTGATCGCTGTCGTACCATCCGGATCAGCGATGCGATGAAGTGTTTCGTAGATTTGAGCTTGCTCCAACGGATTACCGCGCAAGAAGTCATCAATGTCATAGACGACACGATTGCCTTGAGGTGTGAAATCCGTGAAAGATAAACGGTCGGTAATGCAAGACATAATTCCGCGAAGTGAGAAGTCGATCAAGCTTCGACGTGTCTCTGTCGCGTTCGAATAAGTAAAGCTGTTCGGTTCAGCCGATGCGAACCATGCCGGTAAATTCGCGGCGCGACATAATTCGAGAGCTACATATTGGCGGGCTTCATTCATTTGAAGCGACTTTGGATCGTAGCCAATTGATGTCAGCTCGACGTCACCGTTCAAAAATGCCTGGGTTCCGTTTTGACGTGAAGCTCTCCAACCATCGACCAAAGCTTTGACACGCTCTTTGGGCATGTTGATCATTGATTTCAAAACTGTTTGTGGAATTGGATTGAGAGCAAAATTCATCGCCGACTTTTCAAGTGCGACGGCGGCTTTGATTGTGCGACCAGCGCGGGCAAGAATTCCCTCATCGACGCCAGTGAATACGATGAGATCGCTTGGATCGATATACATTCCATCAACTTGATACGCATCAATCTCGGTGGCGCGAGCATTGAGAATCAATGTCACACGCTCCGGAGCTACACGCTCCATCGAACGAATGCGACCCGTGTCAGAATATCGCTCCATGACCCGGCAATACCCGGAGCCGGTTAGCCATAAATCCTCAATAAGCCAAGCCCAAAATGTCATCCCCGAAATTCGTGGATCGGGTTGATTGAGAACACGCGGAGAATTGAGAGTCTCACCGCTTCCAATGTTTTTTGTTTCCAATGGGAGAGAAGCGATTGATGTGCAGATGATTCCGCGAGCTCTCGCGATTGTAGGCACTGACATCGCTTCGGCGCGTGAAATTTGTGGAAGACCCGCGAAGAATCCGCCGATCGAGTCGGAATTGTACGGCGCGAGAGATGCAGCGATGTCGATCGAGTCTTCGATTGAAGCTTTGACCGGTCTGAATGCGTCAAGTAATCCCATGCCGCAATTTTACGGCGTGAGATACATCTAGCCGACCATGAAGTCAAGCTCCGTCTCTGGGCGTGTCGCAAAATGTGTCGCGAGAGCTGTCGCAACCGTCGCGCAGACCGTCGTGGATGAAGCCCGTCGTCCAATCACCCAACCGCCATCCCCGAAAGGTAATTTCGCAGCTGATAGAATCTGCTTGGAGAGTTCTGTCTGTTTCAGATCCCATCGCAGACGCCCGGATGTAATAGCTCCCAATAATTCATCGCAGCTTTGTGCATAAAGACTCCCATCGATGTCGGTGATTGGAAAGCCGGCTGGCACGAGCCGGGCCGCGATTGCCGAAGCTGTTCGCTTGGAATAAGCGATCATCTCCACCGGATATTTTCTAGCATAAGCGGCCAGCTCATTGGCAACGGCGCGATCGTCGAGCGAGATTTGATTGTGCCAAGTGTGAAGCAATCTGACGACGAATTTGTCGTCGTCGATT